TGGGACACTTTCACTATCCGTCAACTGACTAAATAGTCGAGCGGTATTCGTTACATTTGTAGGGAATTCAAATCTATCATTGTATCTTACATTGTAAGCTACATCACCGATGACACCTGTTGCACTAACACTAGGACCCAGAGATGCGTATTTATTCAGAATATTAATATCTGATAGAGCATCACGATTGAATACATTGATAATTCGTGTAACCATGCGATTAGCCATACCAACATTACGGACAACAGTTACAGGAATAGTAGAATCAATCGTTGCTACATTAGAACGGTAATCTACAAAGGAAAACGTTAAATCTTTATTTGCGTCAGCATATCTAGTCATTTCATCAGAAGCACCATAAAAGATGTAATCAGCAGCAAACTTTAATTCAGTCTGGTCAATCGCATAAGTTTGGTTAGCAGTATCTCCTATCCCAATACAAGCACGAGATTGATTCGGCTGTGCCCACGTCAATTCAATACTAACCGGTTGGTGTATCATGTAAAGCGGTAACTGATGAGTCTTTAAGAAGGGGAATAGATCACTTAAATCAATAGAATATACAGGGGATGCTCTAATGAAAGCCGCAGTGGTTCCATTCATCTGTGCGAACTGTAGCTGCTTGAGATCCGAACCAAGTGCCGAATATTCACGACCATTTGCTAAGCCATAGGTATCTGCGAGATCCCACTGCGAAGAACCAGCACCACCACCACCAGTTGCTACTCCATTATAGTTAAATCCATGATTCATAGACCGTCCAGTTGTGTACATTTCACGTTCTTTATTAACTTCATTCGATATCATAGCAGATTTAACTGCGTGGAGCTGTGCCCAGTCCGTAATCTCATTAATCACTTGATTACCTACTTTTAAGACAGCACGTTCAACAACAGATCCAATACCTACATTCGGTGGAAGGAAGGCATCCGTGTTAGCCGCAGCAGGGATTAATCCAACAAAGAGTTTAGAATGACTGTGTAAAAAACCAACGTTGCGAAGCGTGAAACGGCAGAATCCAGTTCGGTTATTTGAGCCATCACTCTGCACAACACTTTCTAGCAAATCAGTTTCGACCTGCTGAACATAATCAGTGGGGATTTCTCCTAATTTTACAAAATCCGGGATACCACCAACATCTACCTGAGCACTTGCTTGGGGGTCAACATCTACTTGAGTCTGAGAATCCATATTTTATAATGATAACATATATCTTTATAAATTGAATCAAAAAATAATAATTTAAAAAAGTATAGAAAACAAGGATTTATTATTTCAAATACCAAAACCCATCTTTTGTTTTACCCACTGGACTTATAACTTCATCAACCATACCATCATCTTTTTCCATTTGTTGATCAAGTAACTTATCTTGAATATTTGTTAATTTTGTATCTGGTGGTTCATATAAACCATCTATTTCAATACCGAATTCATTCAATAAGGTACATAGTTGTGATGATAAATCATATCTTATATTTTCTTCTAAGATATAAACTATTTCATCTAAAAAATCGGAATCCATTGATTTCTGTTTACAAGACATTTAATTACTACAATATTTTAATTTATCTTTTTATACTCACTGCATGATTTGAACTCCCCCTTGGTTCCACATAAGAGTTGCTTTGGACTTAATAAAGATGTATACAGACTGGGGAGAATCACCCGCAATATCACTTTCAATAGACAAGCCCCACTGCTGGTCACTGAAATCCTGCCCAGAGTTAAATTGACTGTACCGAACACCGACACCGAATAGAGCACCACCATCCGGTTGAAGAGTGTAGTTAGTAGCCACACCCGTATTGGATAGATCATAGGCACGATTGACATTTGTGTAAGAAACCGATGTCCTATCTAACTGATATTCAGGGATAATACTTTCAACAAACTGTTTAACCACTTGCGGGTCACTAACAGTAGTCTGTGAATCAGTTGAGTTGTTCGTGGTAACATCAAAATCCATAGGATATTTTTGTCCACCACGAAGAAACTGGATGCGATTAAGTTTAGCAATTGCTCCTGTAGTATCTTTACCCGGATAGGTCGTGGCGAGACCATTATGCTGTAAAGTGTTGATATGAGTGGAAGGTGCGAACGTAACAAAAGCAGACTGAACGTTTTTAAGAGATAGATTGTATTGGAGCTGAGCGTTAGACGTGTTGATAGACGTGTAAAGGGATGTAATGGTATTGTACTCGTAGGCACCTTCGGTCTGGGACATCATCTGTGACATCTGATCTACGGGAATATCTTGAACTTCACAAGTTAGTTTAACATTCGATAGTCTGTAGTGTGCGTTGCTAATATCAGTGGTAGGAGCATTTAGAGAACCATTACTGGAGAATAAAACATTACTGTCGGGGGCAAGGTGGATTTCAATTTCAAGAGCACCGAAGGCACTAGGTAGAAGATTCACCATATTACCGCCAGATAAGAATCCAGAAGGGAGATGACAACTAAACGGTTTTACTTGAGTACCAGCCGCATTATTGACAACAGTCGCAGTAGCAAAGGCGTTACGGTTAGGCATCGTTAAGCACGTAGATTCTAAATGTCCCATTAAATCTTGACGACTTGAAGAAACACCCAGATACGAATTCATGTATTTGTTGTAATTACGGATAGATTCACATATCATTTTACTGCGACCATTACGAATAATTAACTGGTCCCATAGAGCAAAAACACCTAGACGATTGTCCATCATTACTTTAGGGTCGTCGGCTGCTTGAACAGGGGTAGGGGTCGGACTCGCATTATCAGAGAAGATACGCATATCACCACAAATACGGATTGTTCGCGGGTCAAGAATACCCTGTTGAGCCGCAATGGTAAACTGGAGCACAGGGAAGCCATTTTTAAATGAGATTACTCCGTCACTGGGAATGTTATCTGGGCGAATTTCTAGGTATCGGGAAGTCATTTTTATAATAAATACTTATAAAAATAATTAAAAAACAAAATAAACAAACATTTTAGTTATAAAAAAGATATCTTTTAATTGTCTAGAACTCCACAGCAACGGCTCCATTACGAATGATTAATTTACGAATATGGAATACGAAGTTATTGTACACTTTATTTTTAGTAGGAGCAAAGTCAGGGTCTTCATATCTTAGTAATACTTGAAGATCTTTATTGCGGATATCAGCAACACCGTTCTGTAAGCCAAACGACCGACCAATCAAGAAGTTAGACTGGAAAGCCGCAAAGGAGCGTGGGTCCACGCCAGCTTGGGCAAGGGCCTTCTCGAGTTCAAAGAGATGGAAGGCATCTACAGACTGACGAGTACACATTTTAGTAGTAGATACTGGACGACTGGGGACAAGAACACCACCGATTAAGAACTGACTAGAACTTAGAGCATCACAGATACCGGTGTATCCAGAACGCATAGAAGTCAGAGAACCATCCATTAAATCAAGAGATACAGTTCCCGTTCCGCCACCTTGATAGGGTCCAATCTGGTAAGTGCCTTCACCCGAGATCTGTGCTCCCCGACTATAGATAGTAGAATCAGTCGGCATAATAACAAGAGATTTCGCCCTTGAATTATTCGCATGAATGTTGTAAGTTACTTGACGATCCGTAGATAGAACTGAATGTTTATGATTCGTTACCGAATAAATATCAATTTCAATAGATTTACCTTCACGTGCTTTAGCTAACATACCCGCTTCATACGATGGGTCAAGGTGAATTTCTTGTACAATCAGGTTAAAATTACTGACAGTATATCCCGCATTGTAAGCCGCATCACCCGAGACAGCATCCGAAAAAAGGACAAATGTATCATCAATAACAGTCCCGCCATTATTATTGACGGCCGTTTCAAGGTTAATAAGTAGTAGAGAACCCGACGCATTAATACTTGATATCTTCATAACTCCACTCATACCAACAACCGTTTCTGGTTCTCCTTCTTTGACAAATTTAAAAGTTTCACCAACACATAGGGGACAGTTTGATACTTCTTGACCTACAGCATTTGCGTCATGTTTAATATAGACTTTATCACGATTAGT